CCAGTTGCAGGGAAGAGTATCTGCTATAAGAAAAATCACATACGTAATACCCTTCTGGCATATATGCAGCAACACTTTCCTCATCAGGAGCACATCCGGTATGATATGCACTAATTTTTGCACCAAAACTACCATGAATTCCAACGTAGAACTTTCGAGCACCTGAATACGGATAGAAATTAAGTTCAGCTTTTTGAGTTACAATAAATGCACAAACATCGCTATCATCTCTATTTTCTTCGATCTGAATAGCAAATACAGGACTTTTTGCTGCATCGCAAATGTAAAATAAATACTTGTATTCGTAATACGTTCTAACGATTTTAGTAAACAAACGAGTGTCAGAGAAAACCACTGAGTCTTCTGATGTTATTTTAATCCAAGACAAATCAACACCTGAACTGAATTCAATTTGATAGTTGATAATATGCCCGGTCTTAATTCTTATTTCGCAGAAAGCATTACCACCATCCCACATAGGCCTCATTGACTGGGCTGCAATGATTGCATCTTTGAGTGTAGGGTAATCACCCCATTCGCCAACAGTAATAACAAAAGTATAATATGAGTTAAAAACAGCGGCATTTTTGCCTTTGGATATCAACTCCTTAATCATAAAAATATTATCTTCGTAATCACAAGGAGAAATTATATCCCTCATTTTGCTTTGAAATGTTCGTTGTCTTGCCCCGCTTCCTGACGGTATAAACCAACCAAAACCACCAACAACCCCGGCGATTGCAGCATCGACATAATTACGCATTGAGCGATTATTTACAGCGTCCTGCTCAAATGATGGATCTGCAAGGTTAGAAATTTTGTTTTGCTTTGCATCGTAATATTTTGCAAGCAAAGATGGTTTCATCAATGCACGTCTGAACCACCCAAAACATCGCTGGATCAGCATCGTCAGGTAGTCAAATGCATCTTCATGAACTTCGGGGAAAAATTTTCCCTGATTGCGAAGATCAGTCTCCTGCACCACATCAAGCACACGCTCTATCGTAATTCGCCAGCCAGCAGCAAGCGGCGACGGGAGAACCACTTCACCGCCACTATAAGTGCCCGCTCCAGTTACCTTATAACCGGTATCCAGAACCAATTCTGTTACGTTCCCGTTCAGGTCAGACACCTGAACAACCAGGTCGGTTTTTTTGAAAATACGGAAGGTATACGGAAATGATGTCGTAGCTCCGTTACCAGTGTATTCGTTGTGGTCAACTTCGGTTGAGACCGTCATGTTAAATCTCCAGATAGTCGCAGCACCCGTTGCGCCGCATATCTGGTTATTCTATTACCTGAAAAACCACATATGGATAGAAAGACTATAAATACCAATAGATATTACCTTTCGGGTAATTTGCAAAACGTGCTGGATAGCAAACAAATTATTTGATACTGTATAAATATACAGTTATTGCATGGAGAAGATAAGATGCAGCAGTATCACTATCCACTGGAAGACGGATTTACCGAAAGGATTCACACGCCGGGAGGCGTCAGGTCACTGGTGGAGGGATCGCACTTGATGAAATTACTCCGGGATCTCGATAAGGATGGATTTAATGTCGATGGCCCACTTGCCGAACTGACTGCACTGATTAACTACGTCACCAGCTCACAGATGTCTATGCAGGATCTGCAAACACATCTCGACTATTGTGCCGAACAATTACGAAAACAAACCACATAAAGAAAAGGCCGCTAGAGCGGCCTATCGTTTCGCTTTGTGCTCGTCCCAGCACGTTTTACACCATGCCATTAAGCCATCCGCATTTTGATTATTAGGGTAAAAGCTGGTTCGTTTTCTGCGGACATTACAAATTGGGCACCACTTCATATGACGTGTATTCTTTGGGCCATCGAGACACCTTGCACACCACTTAGTCAATCCATCTGGATTTTTTGACGATTTCCTGAACTTCTCATACGGAAGGTTTATTCTGCATCGCAAGCACTGCTTGCTACCACTTGAAACTCTGTTAGCTGATTCTTCTTTTGGCGGCGATACAGAAGGTATTCTTGCTGGCTCTGATACTGCCTGAGGTGCTTTTTTAGATGACTGAGACGATATGTCATCACCAGGGAATCTTCCATGATATGCCGGAGGCGTTGACACTCCAGGTGGAAGCTCAGCTGTAAACGGCTTTGGCTGAATCAGTTGCCTCTCTTTTGCTAACTCCTGCTGTTTATAATATGTCTGGATTACCGCACTATCATAAGCAGGAGGTGCGGAAATATTAGGCGCATTACCTCCAGTTTTTTGAAACTGAGTAGAGGTGTGTTCTATCACCTGTGTACGATTAATCGTTATCTCCCCATCTTCGGTCTTTATCGTTTTGTTATGATTAACGACCGTACGATCAGAGATCTTAGTCTTGTTCTGGTTGATAACGTAAATAATCACCGCAACCACACCAACAACTATCCAGAAAACTTCCATTGCTTTTCCTCACAATAACATTACCTTAAAGGTAATATCTTGCTTTCAGGTGATCAAGCGCTAAACGCCACCAACCAAATACGGTTGATTTTTATATACCTCCGCGCTTATCATTACCTTTGCGGTAAATTTACATCGCACTCCTCTTGTGTCATAGTAATCGGGCACTGGAAAAATCCAGTGCCGGGATTGGCGTCCCGGATTACTAAAAGGCGCATTCACCGCGCAAGCGGTTTTTTTATGCGTATAGCACGGCCACATTCGTATTATGGTGGGCTGTGTGGGGGCACCGAAAGGTGCGCCGGGTCCTTTTAGCCGGTTACGCCAACCCTGCACAGTTCACCACCAACCGATTGGCGTCGGTAGTGGTGATTAACCAGACTAAAAGGTAACCACTATGACAGCTACAAAAAGCACGTCCATTTTTTCTTTCGAATCCCAAGCCGATATACGGGTAATCGTCATTAATGGTGAGCCATGGTTTATCGCTTCAGATGTTTGTCGGGCTATAGGCATAGCAAACCATCGAGATGCTGTTCGAAAACTTGATGATGATGAGAAGGGCGTCGCTTCAACCGACACCCCTGGCGGTGAGCAAGAATCGATCATCATCTCCGAGTCAGGCCTCTACACACTGATCCTCCGCTGCCGCGATGCGGTGACACCAGGCACTATCCCCTACCGCTTTCGTAAATGGGTTACAGGTGAGGTTCTTCCTCAGATCCGCCGCACCGGAAGTTACATTAAAAACTCGCTCCCGCAGGAAGAACGCATAAAGATGGTTGCCGACCAGGTAGCCAACGCCACGGCGTCAGCAGTAATGCAGGCGATGAAGATAGAGAACAAAACCTACAGCGCCCCGCTGAAGCCCGGCTACCGTAGCCTGATTCACTCGCCGTCTGGTGTTCTCGGCCTGACGGAAAACTCACTGCTGATGAATCTGCTGAACCAGTTACAGGACGACGGGCACGATGTATCGGGCGCGGCGGCGGAGCTGACCACCATGTTCTGCTACATCGTCGGTGTGAGCAAATGCCTGCGTGATATCCAGACGCACGCGGAGTACATCAACGACAAAGCAGGGTTCTTCTGACGGGCGGTGGCACAGGGATGTGCCTTTAAATAATTCTGTACAGATTGCAGACTGTGGGTGAATAGCGTACTATTACCTTAAAGGTAAAGGAGGCGCGATATGACAGCGTTGAAAAATCGTACTCAGCACAATAAACAAGCCAAGCAATGCTGGGATGTCATTGGAAAAGTTATGCTTGGCCGCGCAAGCAAAGAGCGCGACAAGGATATGGTTTACCAGACAGGAACATCTTTCAGCGACTTCAAGGCGGCATTTCGCTCCAAATAGAAGCACATCAGGAGTTTTCCTTGAAGTTTAACATTAGAATATCTAATAGTTTTCTACATGGGGAAAGCAACACCCCTTTCGCTGTAGACGGACCTTTCCTTACTGATGATGAAATAAAAATCATACAAAGTTTTTTAGAGGATGTTGCCAATGGAAGGGCGCTTGTTGGAAAAAACAAGCCCTCGTGGGTTGATGATAACCATGATAAAATTCCCGGCTCAGACAATTATGAGCAAGAGAATTATTGGCATTATCATTGTGGGCCAACATGGTATCCAAACACATTTAAGAATTATACCATTAACTTAAATTTCAACCCTGGCGGAAGGCATTCTAATGAATGCATTCATTATGCAAAAAATGATAATGAAATTGTCATTGTTGGATTTTCAAGAGAACACATACCTTTCCTTTCATCAGATGGAAACAACAATCCGCTTTTTAATGATGAAGAAGAATAGCCCGCGCTGCGGGCTTTTTTGTGGACGAAACAAAAGTCAGTGCTACACTCATTGACGCCACATTGAGGTGGCTTATAGATGGAAATTTCACAATGAAAAAAGCATTTGCTGCACTGTTCGTTTTATTGTCTCTGGTAGCTTCAACTCAGGCCTTTGCCGGTCGTTGTCAGCACGACAGCGACACTGCTGCTGACGGCTCCCGCTGCGGTGGGCGTTCTGCGGATTCCCGCCCTGGCGGCGGTGGCATTCGTTAAAAACAAGGCCGCGAAAGCGGCCTGTGACATGTCACGCTAGTTTCGTTTTGCACGTCCCTGTGCCGCCGTTCTGTCAGAAGAACCCTGCCTTGTCGTTGATGTATTCCGCGTGCGTCTGGATATCACGCAGGCATTTGCTCACACCAACGATGTAGCAGAACATGGTGGTCAGCTCCGCCGCCGCGCCCGATACATCGTGCCCGTCTTCCTGTAACTGGTTCAGCAGATTCATCAGCAGTGAGTTCTCCGTCAGGCCGAGAACACCCGACGGCGAATGAATCAGACTGCGGTAGCCTGGCTTCAATGGATAACCATAACATTTTGTCTGTGTTTTAATTGCCTCACGAAGCGCATCTAACATCTTGACTGCCACTTCATCATTCTCTGATGCAGATCCAGCAGGGAGATACTCCCCTTCAAGCGGAACCCGAGCAACAAGAGACAACGCTTCGGCAAATTGATCTTCACCAATTTCTTTGTACGAACAGCCAAAATGAGATTTCAGTGACGACCACATGGTGATCATCGCCTTAGCCTGTTTTTCTTTTGGCAGAGACTGACCGCGACTCATGACGAGTTGTTTAATGGCTTCCTGCTGTTCAGTTGTTATTTTACCCGGCAACGCCTTTTTAGCTTTGCGTGGGTTAACCACATGGCCTTTAGTCCAGTACTCGTAGAGCACATCGTCACACTCTTCCTGATACTGGATTACCTTGTCGCGGATTTCAGGGCGGACTTTGTTAGGGCTGATGCTGTTCAACCAAGCTGCCAATTTTCGTAAAGCCATACAAATCATGGCTTGCACCCCACCGGCAGAAGGTATGGTGATTTCCACCATACCCTTCGAGAAGCGTTGAGAAATCTTCTTATGTTGAGATTTCCAGTCTAGCCCCATTCCCTCAACGATAGGTTTCATTGGGGTATACGGTTCGCCGTTGTGATTGACAACATAAAGCTCTGCGCCGTGGAATGGCACGTTGATAGTAGATACTGCTGTTGCTATACTCGTCATGTCGTTAATTCCTATACGTAGTTTTACGATACTGAAGCCCTGACGGTCTGGCCACCGTGGGGCTTCGCTGTTTTATGCCACGCTATTCTTCTCACCAGTGAGTCCATACACTTTCCTCAGCTGATAGATAATCTCTGTATTGAACTTTCGGCATTCTTTTTCGCCATTTCTTTCAATAGCTAACTTCACATCGTCCGGAAAACGAACTCGTCGTTGACACATCTCTTTTGCTTTTTGCATTTCATATCTCCTTAGCCCCACCGTGGGGCAAAATAATTGTCACACCGTGCGTCATTGATGTCAAGCACACGGTGAGGCATACTTCAATCATTGCAAGTAACTCAATATTTGGTGAAGAACATGAGCAGAGAAGATCCACAACTAAGGATCAGACTTCCCGTCGAAGTAAAAGAAAAAATAGAAATTTCTGCAAAAGCCAATAAGCGATCAATGAACGCTGAAATAGTACAACGTCTTGACACCAGCTTTCTGAAAGATATTCATGAAGATGACGTAATTTCTGCTTATGAAGCAAAAATCATTGCAAACAATGCACGACATGAAA